TAGAAAATCCTTTAGTAGCTGTACCACATAAAGACTCTTGGATCATAGCTCCAAGTAATAAAATAGAAGAATTATTGAAAGAGAACAATATGCATTTAGTAACAGAAATAAAACCACCAGAGCCATACAAAGGATGAGCGAGGGATTCATACAACTAGGACAAGTTATGGTGCAGACCTCAGAAAACAGAGGTCATCCACCAGAGTTTTGGGCAGAGCAAATTACAAAGAAAATTTGTGATATTAGTAATACCGCACCTGAGCATGTAAGACAACAAGCACATGCTTTTCAAAATCATGTTTATACTGTAGTATTAAATGGTCTTAGAAGTGCAATTGACAGTGACCGTGTTACAATACGCGGTCTATTGGATTCGCAAGGGCACAAAGACATGGCAGATATCATTAAACAATTGAAATAGAGGTATAAACATGGCTATTACGAGTGCGATAGCAAACTCATTTAAGCAAGAAGTGTTAGTCGAGGCTCACAACCTTACTAATGGTGCAGACTCAATAAAGTTGGCTCTTTTTACAAGTAGCGCAACTATGGGTGCTGGCACAACTGCTTTTTCGACCAGTCAAGAAGCATCAGGAACTAATTATTCTAGTGGTGGTTCTGCATTGACTAATGTGACTCCAGCTCTTTCTGGTAGCACAGCAGTAGTTGATTTTGCGGATTTAACTTTCTCAACAGCTACAGTTACAGCTAGAGGTTGCTTGATTTACAACTCAACCAACAGTAACAAAGCTATTTGTGCGATCGACTTCGGTGGGGATAAGACCTCGACTGCTGGTGATTTTACAGTAGTGTTCCCAAGTGCGACTGCTACAGGTGCGATTATCAGATTAGCTTGATTCGTGGTAAACTTTTTACTATAGGAGTTTACTATGCCATTAAGTAAAATTGAGTTTAAAGCTGGTATCAACAAAGAAGAAACTGACTACGCAAACGAAGGTGGTTGGGTAGATGGTAACTTTGTAAGATTCAGAAAAAGTCGTGTCGAAAAGATAGGTGGCTGGGTAAAAAGCACATCTAATACAATTACTGGCTTGCCCAGAGCTTTACATGCTTGGATATCACTAGCTGGTACAAGGCTTTTGGGTGTTGGATCTACTGTTAAGTATTACATAGAAACAGGTGGTTCATTCAACGATGTGACTCCTGTACGCGCAACCACTACAAATGGAATTACCTTTTCAGCTAGTAATGGCAGTTCAACTATTACTGCTACAGACTCTAATCATGGTGCTATACAAGGCGATTTCGTAACATTATCAGGTGCTACAACGCTTGGTGGCAATATTACTGCCGATGTTTTAAATCAAGAATATGAAATAGTTAGCGTACCAAGTTCAAATACTTATACCTTTACTGCTGTAGATACAGGTGGTAGCACAGTAACAGCTAACGCAAGTGACTCAGGCAATGGTGGATCTGGTGTAGATGGCTCATATCAAATCAATGTAGGATCTGACTTTTATGTTCAAGGCACTGGATGGGGTATCAATGCATGGGGTTTCTTTACTTTTGGATCTGTATCTGCATTGACTTTTTCTAATCAGCTAAGATTATGGACACACGACAACTTTGGAGAGGATCTTGTAATAAACCCTAGAGGTGGTGGTATTTTCTATTGGGAAGAAGATAATGGGTTATCGACCAGAGCAGTAAATATAACAACATTGGCTGGCGCAAATAAAGCTCCAACTGTTGGGTTACAAACCTTGATATCAGAAACAGACAGGCATGTTATTGTTTTGGGCGCAGATCCAATATCTGGTGGATCAAGAACTGGAGCAATCGATCCTATGTTAATAGCTTTCAGCGATCAAGAATCAGCTACAGAATGGGAAGCATTGAGCACAAACACAGCTGGATCCCTGAGATTATCAAGTGGTTCTGCAATTATAGGTGGTTTAAAGGCAAGACAAGAGATACTCATTTGGACTGATTTGAGTATTTATTCTATGCAATTTATAGGACCACCACTCACATTCGCAGTAAACCTAATTAATGAAGGTGCTGGATTGATAGCACCTAAAGCAGCTGTTAATACACCAAATGGTGTTTACTTCATGTCAAAGAATGGATTTTATTTTTACGCTGGCGCAGTCAAAAAACTTTCATCGTCTGTACAAGATTATGTTTTTTCTGATATTGATCAAAACCAAGCATTCAAATGTCATGTAGGGCATAACGCTAAGTTTAGTGAAGTTTGGTTTTTCTATCCATCGATAGCAGATGATACAAAAGAGATATCCAGATACGCAATTTACAATTATGAAGAAGGTGTATGGTCGATAGGGAGCATTGTTAGGTATGCATGGATCGACTCTGGGGTAAGAAACTTCCCACAAGCAGTAGGTATCAGCAGCTCATCATACTTTTTATATAACCATGAGAGTGGTTTTAATGATGATGATAGCCCAATGGATAATGTGTTTATTGAATCTGGCGATTTTGATATAAGCGATGGCGATAGATTAGCTTTCATAAAAAGAATTTTACCAGATGTTAAATTTATTAATGATACAGGATCATCACCAGATGGTGCTGTAAACATAGTTTTGAAAAAAAGAGATACTAATGGCAACACACTATCTACTAACAGTACAAGCCAAGTAAAATCTACAACAGAACAAAATTTTGTTAGAGCAAGAGGTAGGCAGTTTGTCATGAGAGTTGAATCTGATGATGATAACAACTTGAGTGATCGAAAAGATTTTAAATGGAGACTAGGATCTACAAGGTTTGATATACAACCTTCAGGTAAAAGATCATGAGTAAACTATTACAAACCAACTTGCCATTAGCTCAAGGTGTAGAGATTACACCTGAACTGTTTAATCGTTTGGTAAGAATTTTGGAGATCAACCTAAGTGCAATAGATCCAGAAAAAACACCCAGTTTCAACGCTACAGAGATTTCTGAATTGCAATTTGCCACAGGTGCTATAATATATAATACAACAGATAGAATACATCAGGCTTTTGATGGAACAAGGATGAGAAGTCTTTATGGTCAACAAACTTATCCATCAGGTGTAGGTTTAGCAACATCAATAGGTAGCGTATCAGTAACAATAGGTTAATTTAATGAATCAAATGCTAGAAGAAAGAATCGCTAATTTTATGGGTGATACTGTAGCTCCAACCAAAGGTGCTATCTCTAATAGAGAAATGGATATGTTCAAACAGGCTAGTCCTTCTATAAGTTCTCCAACAGATTTTGCCATGGATATTACTGGACAAACCAAAGGTGCTATCTCCGATGTTGAGATGCAATTGTTAGAGCAAGCGCAGATGGAAGCTGGTGAGACATTCACACCTGAAGAAAAAGAATTAGTATTAGCGCAAATCAGAAAATTAGAAAAACAAAGTCAAGCACCTAATTTCCCACTGACTCAGCAATTAGCTTCTATGGGTACTGGTGATGATACAGTCATAGCACATCTTGAGCCGGGTGAAGTTGTACTGGCTAAAGAATTTATGGAAGATCCAGAGTTTGAATCAGTTGTCGAATCTAAATTCAGAGAGTTTGGCATCGATCCAGCTCAAGCAATTGTAGATGATCCAAGAGGAATTATAAGTTTAGATACTGGCGCACAACAATTTGGCTTTTTCAAAAAAGTAGGTAAGTTCTTAAAGAAGGTGGTCACACCAATAGCTAAGGTAGCTCAGTTTGTACCCGGTCCTTGGCAAGCACCAGCAGCTCTCATATCAAAAGCAGCTACAGTTAGAGATGTGGCTAGAGGAGATGCAAATCCACTTGCTTTATTAGCTGTAGCTGGACCTACTGCTGTAGGTGGATCTTTTAGTGAAAACATTGCTGGTATTAAGGCAGCTGGAGATGGTAGTTTCCTTAAAGGATTAGGAAGTTTAGGTGGTAAAACAGCTGGCAGTATAGGAAAAGCAATCATGAATCCTATTGATGCTATCAAAGGTCTACCTAGTTTGATGAAAAGCGCAACCATGTCAGGACAGCCAAGAGCTGGTGCAAATACACCAGCAGATGCAATGTTAGATTATCAAAATGCATTGAAAGAAAATCCAGCGTTAGCAAACATGGCTCCATTGTCACCAGTTGATCCATCATTATTAAGTGCTAAGGATGCAATTACAGCTAATATTGCTAATTTGTCAGACTTGGCTAATGTAGCTGATTTAGAAGGTAATACAGCAAGAGCACAACAATTTGATGAGCAAGTTTCTATTTTCAAAAATCAACTCGCAGATATAGATAGCCAGATAGCGAGTCAGCAAGCACCACCAAATGCTGGGATACCAATGCCAGTTGGTGCAGAAAATTACGATCAAATGATTTCAAAGTTGGCTCAAGGGATATCTGGGCAACCACAAACAGGAACAGAGCAACAAACAGGATCACAGCCACAATCAGGTGCTAGAGGAACTACAGGTGGGATAGGTGGATTAGGCAATCTTGGAGATCTAGGTAGAATGCTTGTTACTGGTGGTTTGGCTGGAGCGTTAGGTAAATTAGCTTATGACGAAACTAAGAAAGATAAAGGTGTACCACTTACACCTTTAACACAAATGGATGCTACAGGAAGATACAATATCGAAGCAGAAGTAGCCAGAAGAATGGGACAACAAGCTCCTAACCCAGTAGAGTTTGGCTTATTACCAGCAAATACATTCCCACAATTAAGTGGTGGAAAGCCAATGGAACAGCCAATGCAAGCTAGAGATGGTGGTTCTGCAACTAAACAATATCCAAACAAAGGTTTAGAAGCATTAGCTAAAGTAGCACCACAGGTTGTTGATCGTATGGGCTATTATGGTGGTGGCATGGTAATGCCAATGGCATACGCTGAAGGTGGTAATGTCAATATGGAAGATTTTAATAGAATGAATGGTGGTATCGATGGTCAAGGCACAGAAACCAGTGATGATATACCAGCCATGCTTTCTGATG